CGCCATGATACGGACTCGCACGGGGGACAGCTCCATTCTCGATTAAAATTTGCCCTTGTTGATTCGTCGCGTTCTCCAATAGTTGAGTTATCTGGTGCTTCGCAGGGGTTGGCTTCCCTGCTTGAAGACGTATTGGCACACATCCGAAATCCCCAGGAAAGAAACTCGACAACACCTTTCCTTCACAACGCAATCCCTGCAGCTTAATGGAAATCAGATCTTCAATTGTATCCATAATGGGTGGCAGCTTCGAATATGCCTTGAAGTATTCCGCATAATATGAATACTCAAAAAGCGCTGGCGACAAACCCCTTTCACGAAAAGCTAGCAAAATCCGCCCCCGCATGTCATTGTATGCGTTTTGGCCATAATGGAATATGAACCTCAACGCAGAATTGCAATTATCGACACACGCCTGAACGGGGTCATCACTCTGACGAACCCAATTGCAAAGATTGGTAATTGTCTCTGTATCCATCAAGGGCAACCATGTGAATCCAGATTTTCGAAATCCACGTTTGAGGAAGGTCAACTCTCCAATAGGTTGAAATTCGGGAGCTTCACTCGCTTCCTTCTTTGATGCTGTGGTGTAAGTTATCCCGAGAGTCTTGAAAAACGCAGAAACGGTCCTCATGTTGAAAAAGGGCAGAAGCTTGCGGTGGACAGCGACAGCATTGTCATCTCCATAAATTTGGTCAGCAATCATCTTATTGAAAATGGCAAGCGAACGGAATTCGATTGGCGCAAGTTTCATAAATGCATATCGCAAGTACACAGCGTTGACCATGGTGTTTATTATAGCCGTCATAGGGTTACCGGATGGATTGCCCCCATGCTGTCCATACAACAAATTAACACACAGGACAGGAGTGTGTATCATCTCATCAAACAGGACGCGTCGAGCCAGATTTGAAGCAGTAGAACTTGTGCGTGATTCAAGATCATACCACTTATTAATCAAGCGCACACAAATGATGTCCATGATTTGCGCTGACATCACCCCGTCCCATTTAGAATAATCACCCGCGAATCCAACATCAGATTTCTCCAACAGCCTCTCCATCATCAGGGTCCAATCATGGGACTCTGGATCCATGCCAATCGCAGAATAAAATTGCAACTTGGCACTCATAAAATGGCAACAAAACATCAGAAAAAGCTTTCGAAAAGCGATGGTGAAGTCCATGGGTCCGATGGTAAAAGTTCGTGTTCCACCGCGCTTAACCTTGGCGACAGGACGAAGCTCATCCTTCAAACTATCAACCCACACAGAGGGCACACGATGGCCCTCATATGCCTCCGCTAGACGTCGGTTCACAGTTTCCTCCAATTCCGGCTTCATGACACGGACTTCATCTGTGCCCTCAAACCAACTCTCTTTCCCATGTGTACCAGGTTCCTTGGATAACACGTAAGGATACCCTGCTGAAGTGTGAAGATTGAGACGCTCACAGTGGTCGATGTGCATATTTCCGTTAACTGCTTCTTCCATGGTGGCATCACGAATGGGAACTTTAGTATCAAGGACCGCAATTTGATGGAACATGTCGTCGACTATCTCGTTCACGAGTTCCTCATCAAAAGGTCGCGACATCTCGCCGTATTTCGCCACAGATCGTCCGATCAGGGAAGTCCCGCGCACATCCTCGTCAAGACGCGGATCACTTGGTGTCAATGCAGCAGGTTCTCGCGATATGTTATAAACTCCAGCGATCAATGAGGGCTCAAGACGGGTTTTCGTTGCGGGACGAATCTCTTGTCCACGCGAAACCGTACCAAAACGGGAAAAGTCACATGAAATGATACGCGCGCTAACTCCGGATCGTTCAATTCAATTCCATACATAGGGCCATCTGGAATAATGCCGTACTCGTCGTCAAGACTAAACAAAGCAGGCATAATCATCTCCTGCGTCACAATTTGACCATAGGACATCGGAGTGTTAGTGCCCGCTGCAAAGTGAATTCCTGCAAGTTTGCGTGGTATCGTGCGTTTGTGGATTGTCAGAACACCTCCGCACATGCCCTCACTGGTGTGCGCAGAATAGCGCCAACACCTTGGCATTGTCAACATGAGCTGCTTTGTATCATTTTCAGTTGACACCTTCACTTTGGTCAAGTACATGTTCAATTGATTGACAGTTGGGGCATTCTTCCGACAAGCGATCAAAGAGCCGGTAACAGCACCCAAATGGTTGAGATCGGCGTCACGAATAAACATGCCGACACGGTCGCGAAAACTACGCATGCGCGCCGAACAACGATAAATAGACACATCAGACTGCACCCCATCCAGCGTCAAAATGCGCAAGCGTTTTGGTTCAAACATCTCCTCTTTCAATTGGAAATCAGCCGCCCCTTGAAAGTTAATCATCGTGCCTCGCGGTATCAAACCGCTTCCATCTTTCATCATGAAAAAGTGCGTCGGTATCATAATATCCTTCCCGCCGATTGGGAAAGCACCCATGGAGAAATTCTCCCTTGAGATGGCAAGTATACTTGGAAGTATACAGTTCTCAATAATATCAACAGAAGCCGGATCATCAGAACCCTGAAGTGTAATAGCTGCGCTATCGATGAATGTCACCTCGCGCCCGTGCGAAATTGATCTACAAGCCAATGAACCGTCCAACAACGCTAAAACAGCTGGATGATCACGAAACTGGTCATGTATAATAGCAGAAAACTCCGCAGCAACAAGTTGTCTTTGTTCCTCGGGTTGTCCACTCATTTGGCGCTCAAGTTCGCGTTTAACAGGTTTAAGCGCGTTCAACGCTTCCTCAACGAGTTCAGATGGATAACCTTCAGCAGTCAAGTGGGAGAAAGCATCTTTATCAGTTTGCTCGGTATCATTGAAGATACTCATCGCTAAACCTTGCGCCAAAATAGGAACGTTGAGTTTAGTTGTTTGAGCCAGGCGTTCAAGCCGTGTGTGATGTAGCGCATCTGTGAGCATATTCTTTGCTTCGTCAACATCTGGACCAGTACGCATGCGGTGTAACGTCTCATCAGGTATAGCATCGCGTATGCGTTGGCAAACATCGAGGTATTTTGCGACAACGTCATCACTGAGTACAATCCCTTTTTCCTTTGCAAATTCTTTGAAATATTTGACATCCTGATCATGAAAATCCGCCGCAGCTATCATGAAACCCTGAAAACGTGCAACACCATGCTTAGGAACAGCATAACTTGGCAATTTCTTTTTCGAGTTCATATTGTTCTTTGCGCTGCG